GTCACGAAGTTAGGAACCAAGACGTCAATCGCGGCCCAGACTGCGGCAGCTCGCTGCTGCATCAAAGGGTTCTGACCTGACGGCATAGCCGACGTAACTACCAACGGCATGTATGGTGAATACACTGCACTTGACTCAAACGGTGAAGTACCATTGTATGAGCAGATGATCTCATTAGCATTCAGAACATTGCTGTTAGGAACGCGAACAATTGTAGTACCGTCAAGAGTGCCGAAAATGTGCGGACCGATCGACGATCCATCAGAGATCTTCACGAAACCTGGAAGAGTCTGAATAATCGAACAAGCAGTACGGCCCGCAACCATCACGTTGATAGTACCACGACCTGCATTACCTAGGATCACTGCTTCAGCTGACGCTAAAGTATCTTTCAACGACTGCTTATGCTCAAGATAAGAAACGCCATCAGGAGGAGTCTTACTCCAAGGAGTATTACCCATCGCAGCAGCAGAGAGCATCACGATCAGTGTGTTAGTCGTCTCAGAATTAATAGCTGCAACGAGATCATTAGCCATCTCATCATCAGCAACCATGCCGAACCGACGACGTAGAGCGTAGGATTGTTCAAGACCTACGGTATCTTTCAACGCAAAGACTCGAGCATTAACGCTCTTGGAGTCAAGCTTGAAGATGATCTTCGGAATATCTGTAGCAGCTTCAAAATCAGTAGCATACTGAACTGTAATAGCTGCTCCAGCACCTGGGTTGGCTGTAAGATTAATTACTACCGCGCCAGTCAAATAGTTAATCGTGCCATCAATGCCACGACCTAAGATACTTCCAAGACCATCATCGATACAAGGAAGAGTCAAACCCTGCACTGTAACTTTGACTGAACCATTACGTACAGGAGCATACGGAATAGTAATATTATAAGTCTTGACAGTATCAGCTGTAAGACCTGCTGCATAAGTTAGCGTATCACCAGCGTAACCGACAGCAGCAGTCTGCTCCATCTGAGTTCCACCAAAGAGACGATCGCCTGCAGTTACATTGCCACGAGTCGATTGAGCAATGATATTCTTAAAGTAAATAATTCCGCGCTCTTCTTGGATCGGCTGAATCGAGGCCATAACTGCAATCGGTGATGTACCGTATGCAATCGAGATAACATCCAACGCAACGTCGGGAATCTTACCGAGCTGAGCTAGTGTTCCATCTTCTTCAGTCATCGACTTGTAGTCTTCGAAAGCTTCGAGCTGCTTACCGAGAGCATGAACATCATAAGAAGAAATCGTCTTTACTTTTGACAGTAGAGACTTAGACTCAAGGATGTCCATATACGGACGGTACTTCTTAGCAAGACGCTCAGCATCACGTTCAACCATCTGATGCTTAATGCTCTCATTCATAGGTGTAGTGGTCATTTTAACAAAGTCCTTTATAAGTTAAATTTACTTACCAAAGTTCTCTGCCATTCTCTCTAAACGAGTCTTACCAGCAAGTGAAGATGTATCTTCATCTGAGTTCATGGAAGTAGACTTATAGCGATTAGAAACGTCGGCAGTCTCCTGGATCGATTTAAGAGCTTCAACTGTACCTTCATTACCTAAAGATACAATCATCGACTCAACGACATTTGATTTCACGTTATACTTAGTCGCAATCTCAGTGGCTTCGCGCTTAATCCCTTCAGCTTTCTGCTTAGTAGCTAAAGATTCCATCAACTTAAATGCTTCTTCGATTTCTTCAGGAGTGCCGAAGGCTTCATACAAAGCAATTTTAGTATTAGCTGCTTGAATCAGATCGACTGAACCTAAGGCACTATATGATTCGAGAGTTGATAATGTGCTATTGAGTTCAGAGACTGTTCCAAGTTCTAAATACTCTTCTAAGCTACTGACTAGAGTAGTAATCTCAGTAGGCGTACCTAAAGCGACATACGACTCAGTTAATTCAAGAGCTTGTTCGATTTCATCAGGGGATCCAAGTTCGCGATAGTCTTCTACGAGTTCCATAGCCTGCGATAAAGCTTGAGTGAGCTCCTCAGGAGAACCAATATCTTTATACGACTCAACAAGTTTAGTAGCAGTTGAAATCGACTCATTGATCTCATTTGCTGAACCAAGTGTCTTATATGACTCGTTTAATGTGCTAAGCTCACTGATCTGAGCAACTTGACTAGTTACAGTTGATTTAGCTGTAAGAAGTTCAGATTCTACTAGAGACAGTGTCTTAGTCTGCGATTCTACAATTAGCTTAAGTGAAGCTAATTCTACTTCCTTAGACTTCAATGACTCAGCAATATCACTGAGTTGACCCTCTAACTTAACTTTATCACGAGTTAGAGTTTCAATAACTTCTGGGCTCATTTTAAAAATCTCCGGTGACGATTGAATTTTACTATTCAGATCTATGTTATTATTTAAACTATCAGTGGAACTATCTGTAGATAGGTCACTCTCAACAAGCATTGGAATAGCTCCAGGTACTCCTGGTAGTCGTACAAAATCAAAACCCTCTAACTTGAAAGTTGATTCATCCAAGATCTTAGCTCCACTCGGACGCTGTCCTTTGTACTCACCAAAAGCTCTAGATGAAATCGGCAGCTGTACTCCTCCACGTAAGTAAGAATTTAAAATCTTACCTGCAGGTGTACTTAGAATTAGGATTTCACCAATTCCGTATTTACCACCTTCATCAATCGAAAGCTTAGTCACTCTGTGACTAACTTTACCTTCGAGTAAAGCTTCATCATCTAGAGATTGCTTATGACCAATCGTACCTAACATCTGACCATTAGCTAACTTAGTGATCGACTCATTGATTACTTTTTCCCAGAGTGCTTTTGAGTAAAAGCGTTTATTACGAGTCTCTCCATCAACAATAAAAAATGGTCCCACTGCTCGTCCAAGTATATTGACACCATCGACGACAGATTCACCCTCTGACTCACAGATTTTCCATGAGGTATCGACTTCTTCTGGAAAATCAAATGAGTCAAGAATCACTTCTTGATTAGGTTTCATCATTATCCTCGACTAAAACGACTAACTTGTCATGTAATAACTCATTACCTACGCAATAACTGTATTTCAATAAAAGTCCATAAGTGAGATCTTCATTGAAATCAGTATTGAGTAATTTTTGATCAAGTTCATCCGTTGATATATTTATAATATCTGATAACATACTCTGAAGTTCAGATTCATCAACGAGCCTAAAAATGAGTTCAAATTCATCATTAGAAATATTCATTAAATCTGAGTTCAATAATTTTTCTTCTACACTATTTAGTAGTGGAATTGAATAGCTCAATAACTCTTCAAATTCTACATCCTCATCTAAAGATGATCTGAAATATTCACCTTCGATATATAGATGAGTTTTTAGTGAACTTATACCTTTAAGAATTTCAAATCGATCAGCTAACTCAAAATTCTCGAAATTCTCACGTCTAATCCGAGTAATCAAAAATCTACTCAGATTTCGATGAAACCTCTTCCCCTGAGTTGATGAGTGCCACTTCCGAATTCCTTTTAATCTCTTATACCTATTACGTCGCCAATCCATCTTAGTATTTTGAGACTTTCTAAAATTCTTCATTTTATCACGGACGAGTTGACGTCTCTTTACAAAGACTTCAAATAACTCATCTGGAATTACTTCAGCACTAATTAAATCCATTCGCTGTATTTCGGCTAAGAATAGTGTCCTATCGAGATCAGTTTTGAATTTTAACATAGAGTAAACCTACCTAGAAATATCTTGTACATCATCAGGCTCTTCTGGTACAGGTTTCGACTTATTATCAGAAGAAGGCTTCTTATAATATTGGCTATCAGGACTATTATTCTTAAGTCCTGCATAATCAATAAACTCAACATGATTTGATAACCAATTTTTAAATCGGTTAGTATCAATTGAACCCGCTAACTCTGGTGCTGCTAGAATGTTATTAACTGTTGACACTACGTTATTAACATAAGACATCGAAGCATCAAAGTATTCTAACTTCTCAAGTTCATCAATGTTGACTGTTTCATTCTTAAATTCAACTTGGATATCTTTAGCAGTTACTGGAGGCATACCATCTTTATTAACTAAGTGAGCTAAACAAATCTGAGTAATTCCACCAATAATACACTGCTGAATCGACTTTACTTTTCTTAGATAACGAGCATACTTTTTTATCGATTCGAGTTTTCCTGCACCACCAAATAGTAATTCAGGAGGGTATCCAATCGATGTACATATGACATTTCGTAAGTCGGTAACACTTGATGTAATGTCTGATGTGTTACTATCACTCTTAACATCAACATTCTGCAATCCACCTTTACCACCAAATGTCGGAATAACTTTAATCCGCCCAGCAGTAGTTAAAATATCTGCAGCAGAGATATCTCCTGACTCTTGATTTATCGCAATCTTCTTATTAAATAAGTTTTCATACTCACGAGAAATAGTAAATGCATCTTTAGGTGATGTTGATGGAGGAACCTCGATACTAACAATCGATCCACCTTGGATCTGAGATAATTTAATTGCTGGTACGAGTTGTTCAAGTAACTGTAATTCTTTAATTTTTGATAAAACACCAAATAATATAGGACGACCAATTCTTGCATGAGATGGTAATTGCCTGAGTTCTTCAGAAACTACCTCTAACCGTTTTTTATCAACTCCAGCAAAAACTGGAACTCGTATCTTACGACTTGATAAGATAAAATGAGCATACCTGCTAGGAGGATGAAGTTCAACTGTCTCTTTATTACTAATAAGAAATTTAATCGGATAACCTTGCTTATAAAAGGCAATTAATGAATCTTGTTTAACATCATCAATTATATCGACTAAACCAGCTTTTTCTTTAGTAATAAGTCGTAATGAATACTCACCTTGCTCAAGTAAATCATACACAATTTCAGTTACTAAATTATCAAGATCAACATTTCTCTGAAACGACTCGAGTTCAGCATTAATAATGTTATTAGGTGAAGTTACTCGAAGTACTTCACCTGAGGTAATGTCAGGAACTAACACATCTTCTGAGATATTACTCAATAAGGCATCTACAATGTAGTAACCTTTTACTTTTTCATACTGACGATTATGTTCATTACGATTATTAATCGCTGAAGCGTATAATGCACTCATAGCTGAGGCTACTATAGGTTTAGCATCTCTACTTAATGAATTTTTATTCACTTCAGGAGTAACTTCGGATGCTTCATTATTACCAAATAGTAACTTTAATCTAGGCAACCTTGGTATATGATCAAAAAGTGATGCCATGTAATGACGACCTAACTAAAGATAGTTGTTGATCCTAATGAATTTATCTGATCATACAAACTTGATGGAGTACTATGCAAGGTCATAGCTTCGATTAAATCTTGAGTTGTAATATTAGCTCTAAACTTATGCATATTCAATTTAGCTGAGTAAATTGACCCTGCTACAGCATCAGCAATATCTTTGCTATTATGAACAATAAGTCCTGATGATAAAATAAAATTACTATTTACTGCTACTTCAATATCATAAACTGGAACTGGCTCGATTAAATTAACTCGTTTTATGCTTCTTAATTTCAACTAACAACTCCTCAATAGAATTACAGTTAAAATTTCTACGTATCCAATCTAAAATAACCTATACTAGTTGATCATCAAGCTGTAAATTTTGTGCTTCTATATAACCTCTATTTGTAAGGATTAAATGATCAGGAGTACATCTTTCGACTTCACCAGAGTCCAATTCAATCTCAATTAGTTCAGTTACATATTTAGTTAACTTTACATCAC